CAAAATTCTATAGAATGTTTTGACGCATGGATTGCTCTAGGAGATTCTACTCCCACCTTTAGGAATACGGCACTCAAATATCTATGGCGTTATGGTAAGAAGAACGGTAATAATAAATCCGATCTTCTAAAAACTTTACATTATGTATTGATGTGTTTATATGTGGATCATTATAGAAAAAAGGATGAATAAAGTATGGAAATTAATATTAATATTGAAGAACTTAGGAAACGTAAGCTATTCGTAGCTACCCCAATGTATGGCGGACAATGCGCCGGTATGTTTTCTAAATCTTGCGCTGACCTTTCTGCGATTTGTGCACAATATGGAATCCCCCTACAGTTTTATTTTTTGTTTAACGAGTCGTTAATTACTCGCGCTAGAAACTATTGCTGCGATGAGTTTATGCGTTCTGAATCCGAACATCTAATGTTTATTGATTCTGATATCGGATTTAATCCACAAGACGTTATTGCGATGATGGCGCTTCAGTCTCAAAATCCGGACAAGTATGACATTATTGGCGGACCTTATCCTAAGAAGTGCATTAGTTGGGAAAAGATTAAGCATGCTGTTGATAAGGGCGTCGCCGATAATGATCCTAACGTTCTAGAAAAGTATGTTGGTGATTTCGTCTTTAATCCAAAGGGCGGCCAACAATCAATTTCTATCGGAGATCCTTGTGAGGTTCTAGAAATTGGTACAGGCTTTATGATGGTAACTAAGGCTGCCATGAAGAAGTTTTATGATAGCTATCCTCAATATCTTTACAGGCCCGATCACGTTCGTACAGAACACTTCGATGGTTCAAGAGAAATTCTTCAGTTTTTCCAGGCAGAAGTTGATGGTCTTGATTTTGGCGCTTATTACGAAAATGAAATGAAGCGTCTTTCTACATTAAACTCTAATGAGATTAATCTTAAGAATGAAATTGAAAATATTATAAAGACAGCGAGAGATATTCATAGTAAGAAGTCTAAGCGCTATCTATCAGAAGATTATTGGTTTTGTCAGAAGGCGCAGCAAATTGGGCTTAAGACCTGGTTCTGTCCTTGGATGAAAATGCAGCATGTCGGAACTTATATTTTTGGTGGTTCTCTTGCTGATCTTGCTCAAATTGGAGCTTCTGCTACCGCTGATCCTTCTCAGCTTGGCGGAAAAAATAAAAATAAGAAGTGAATCTAATAAATTATGAAAGGTATAAATTATGAAAATTGACACAAAGACTATTAACGTTTTAAAGAATTTCGCGAAGATTAATCCTTCTATCATCGTTCAAGAAGGTAACACTTTGAAGACTATTTCTCCTTCAAAGAGTATTATGGCGAAGGCTAAGATCCCTACGGATTTTGATAAGAGATTCGCAATCTATAATCTTGATCGTTTTATTTCTACTTTGAGTTTGTTTAACGATCCGGATTTGAAGTTTAACGACAAGTCCGTTGAAATACGCGACTCTAATAAGAGTATTCGCTATAATTACGCTGACGAAAGCACGATTACTAAGATGCCTGAAAAGGATATTAAGTTGCCTTCCGTTGACGTTACATTTAAGCTTACTAACGAACATTTGCGAGACGTTGAAAAGGCTGCTGGCGTTCTAGGACTTCCAGAAATTTTCGTTGTTGGAGACGGAAAGGATATTAGCCTTCAGGCCGCAGATAGTAAGAACCTTAATGGCGACGTTTATTCTATCAATATCGGTAAGACCGATAAAACTTTTAGAGCCATTTTCAAGTCGGAAAATATTAAGATTATTCCCGGGGAGTATGAAGTTAGTATTTGTTCAAAGGGTATTTCTTATTTCAAGGGAACTGAATCAGATTATTGGATCGCAGTGGAAAAGTCTTCGACTTTTTAATTGAATCTTATTTTGGGAGGATTACTCCTCCCTTTTTTTATTATGGAGATATATTATGCGCGAAGAATTTTTGTGGGTCGAAAAGTATCGCCCTAAAACTATAGACGAAACGATCCTTCCTGTTGAATTGAAGAAAGTTTTTCAACAGTTTGTGGAACAAAAAAATATTCCAAACCTTATTCTTTCCGGTTCGGCAGGCGTTGGTAAAACAACAGTAGCTCGAGCTATGTTAGAACAGCTTGAATGCGATTATATCATTATCAATGGTTCTAATGAAGGTAGAATGATCGATACTTTGAGAAACGAAATTACTAATTTCGCTTCTTCTGTTTCGTTCACTGGCGGGCGTAAGTACGTTATTCTAGACGAAGCTGATTATATGAACGCGCAAACAATTCAGCCTGCTCTTAGAAACTTTATTGAAGAGTTTTCTAATAACTGCGGATTCATTATGACTTGTAATTATAAGTCGAGAATCATTGAACCGCTTCATTCTCGTTGTTCCGTGATTGATTTTAAAATTAGCAAGAAAGATACCGCAAAGCTTGCAGGTCAATTTTTCAAACGTGTTAAGGATATTCTTAATAAAGAGAACGTCGAATTTGATGAGTCTGTTGTCGCCGAAGTAATTAAGAAACATTTTCCTGATTGGCGGCGTGTTCTTAATGAACTTCAGAGATATTCCGCAATCGGCAAGATCGACACCGGTATTCTAAGCAATTTTCAGGACGTTGGTATCAACGAAGTTCTCGGGTATATGAAGGATAAGAACTTCACTGCCGTTCGTAAGTGGTGCGCCGAATCTGTAGAAAATACGGATGATGTTTTTCGTAAGCTTTATGATGTTTGCGCCGATCATTTCACTCCGGCATCTATTCCTTCTCTAATATTAGCGATTGCTGAGTATCAGTATAAGGCCGCTTTCGTATCTGATCACGAAGTTAATCTAGCCGCTTGTATGGCTGAGATTATGACTAGCTGCGATTTCAAATCATGAACCCGTTCGATTATTCAAACAGCATCCTTGAAACAAAGGAAAACCTAATAGTTGATGAAGCGTCAGAGAAAGCATATAACGCATTTCTAGTTAATAGAGCGCTTTCTTACTTTCCTGATACTATATTCTATGCAAATATTATGAATGAACTCAACAACTTAGATAAGAAGCTTCAATTTGACTTTCTAATAAATAGTGTTAGACGATCAAAACGTCGTAGAACTAAGTGGGGAAAGAAGATTGAAAATGGAGATGTTGAGATGATCAAAGAACGTTATGGTTATAATTATCGTCGCGCAAAAGAAGTTCTTTCAATTCTATCCGAACCTCAACTTAAATTGATAAAACAAGAATTAGAAAAAGGTGGATAGAATGACTACAGTAGAATCACTCATTGAAGTGAAGATTGCAGAGGAAGAAGATTTTCTAAAGATTAAGGAGACGTTGACGCGTATTGGCGTTGCTTCCAGAAAAGATAAGAAACTTTATCAATCCTGTCATATTTTTCATAAGCAGGGTAAATATTATATTGTACATTTTAAAGAAATGTTTTCTATAGATGGAAAAACTTCTAATTTTTCCGAAGAAGATAAGAGTAGACGTAATAAAATCGTATTACTTTTACAAGATTGGGGACTATTAAAAATAGTAGAACCAGAACAAGTCAAGGAACCTATTGCTCCTATGAGTCAAATTAAGATTATTAATCATAAAGAGAAAAAAGAATGGGTTCTTGAAGCTAAGTATAACATGGGTCGTAAGAAAAATTATTGAAAAAGGGTTGATATATTATGTTCAAATTTATGAAAAATAAGCTACAAACTCCTTCCGACGAATTATTAGAACAACTAAAACAAATACTCTTTCCTCCTCTTAAATTGCAAACAGCAAATAAAGATGGAAAGATTATAAAATACCATATTGATTATTCCGTTGATAGTAATTTAGATGCAGTTTTAATGGACCTTCAAGAAGGATATAACGACCAAACAGCTCAAAAAACTATTAACGGAGTCGTCAACAGACTTAATAAGGCAAGAAAGTTATTAGAAGCTTACGCGGAATTAGATAAGGATGCAGAATATATAATTGTCGAAGATTTAGAGGACAATATTAATGCCGAAAATATCTCAGAATAATTTAGATAGTTTTATCGAAGCATTGGAAGAAATGATCGACGCGAGAGACGATATGTGGGAAGAAGAAAAATATTCCAACGTTAATCGAATGATGAAAATCAAATCCGAAAGGTATATTCCTGCGAAAGAAAAACTCAAAGATTTCTTAGAAAAGATTATCGAACAAACTTCCTTAAAAAATTGACTTGACTTTTAGTCTCTTACCGCGTATATTAAGAATATGGTTGATGAACGCGAAAGAAACTTCGGTTCTAAGGTTTGAAAAAAACCGCTTGCCTTTAAAACCTAAAAGCGGTAATATTAATTTAACTGATTCGATGATCGAGTTAGTTTAGATGACTAAATAAACACTAATGGAGAATATATAATGACTAAGACTGATCTCGTTTATACCGCTTTGGTGACCAATCGTCAGGAGCTTACTGCCAAGCAGATTTCTGCTCGTTACGATATCGCCAATCCTTACGATGCGATTTATAACCTTCGTATGGAAGGATATCCTATCCATTGTAATAAGCGCGTTAACTCTAAGGGTCATGTGAAGCATAAGTATCGTCTTGGTACTGCCACTCGCGAAGTTGTCGCTGCTGGCTACAAGGCTCTTGCTGCCGGTCTCGTTTAAAAATTTAAGGGGATTTATTCCCCTTCTACAACGCTGTTTGACATTGTTAGAATTCCGTTGAGATAACTTCGGTTATCTCTTCATGAGAACACCAATATCCTTATCTGAATGTCAGTCAGATTATACCGGGGATAACTGACTCCATCACACCGGTTTTTGGATATTACAGACGCAAGGCTCTTGAACCTTGACGTGTCATACGCGACGTCGCATATGCGGTGTTCTCATGAAGAGATAATTTTTATAGAAAGGTGATAAAAATGAAAGACCAAATTTCTAGTCTACAGGGCGATCAAGCTCTTTTCTTTACGTTTCCAAACAACGGCGTCGTTTTTCATAGAGTTCCAGAAGATATTATGTCTAAGGTTCAAGATGTAACTAATAAGGCGGTTGAAAGCGGATTTGATGGCGCGGTCGAAGCAGGTTATAAGCTGACAGCTAATATTGATAAAGAATACGATTTTAGTAAAGAACTATCTCCTGTTCTTTTGGAATATATTAGTAATTTAATTTATGTCCACGATCGCAGGTCACAGCCGCATCATATTAACGAAGTTGTGAATGTAGCTTCTCATCCTAGAAATTTTAAATTCAAGGACGTTTGGGCAAACTTTCAGAAAAAATATGAATTTCATCCGCATCACATTCATGGCGGAGTTTATTCTTTTGTTATTTGGGCCAAAATCCCGTACAAGCTAGAAGATGAACTTGCGATGTTTCCAAAGGCGACGCTTAAATGCGCTTCTATGTTTGTGTTCTATTATACGGATATTCTTGGGCAGGTTCGCAGTTATCCGGTTCCTGTAGATCAAGACTACGAAGGCATTATTTGCCTTTTCCCAAAGGGATTGGGCCATTCAGTTAATCCTTTCTATACGTCAGATGATTATAGAATTGCGGTTTCCGGTGATATCGTTATGGATACAGATTAATTAGGAGTTAAAATATGGAACATTTTTATCATAAGGTCGAGGGTTGGTTTAACTATCCCGATATGTTTAGGTACGCAGTTGATACGGCTCCTAACGAAGCTCATTTTGTTGAGATTGGAACTTGGAAGGGACAGAGCTCTGCTTTCTTGGCCGTTGAAATTATTAACAGCGGTAAGAATATTAAGCTTGATTGTATCGATAATTTTACTGGTTCTGTTATTGAACCTGGGCAAATGTTAGACGCCGATAATAAGGCGGGCAGGTTGCTGGATGTGTTTAAGGAAAATATGCGGCCCGTTGCAGGACATTACGAAGCAATCAAGGGTGATAGCGCCGAAACAGCTAGTAGATATGAAGATGAATCTCTAGATTTCGTTTTTATCGACGCTTCTCACGATTATGAATCTTTTAAGAAGGATTTGTTTGCTTGGTTCCCAAAGGTTAAGGTTGGGGGTCTTATTTCTGGTCACGATTTCGCGGATCCTTATCCGGGAATTGTTAAGGCTGTTAAGGATCATCTTGCTAATGAAAAGGTTGGGGTAACACCATCAACTTGTTGGTTTTGCTTTAAGAGCCAAAAAGAACTTTCAAACGTTTAAACGGTTATTCGCATGAACCCGAATTGGTATCGGGACCTGACTGTTAATCAGGCCACTGTAGGTTCGAATCCTACCATGCGAGCCAGAATACGGGGTATAGGATAGTCTGGTCCATTCCGCCTGCTTTGGGAGCAGGAGATCGTGTGTTCGAATCACACTTCCCCGACCATTATAATGGTCCGTTAGCTCAGTGGAAGAGCAACTCCTTTACACGGAGAAGGTCGGCAGTTCAACCCTGTCACGGACTACCAGTTGGTGTTGGTC